GGCATACTACTATCTAGGTATTGCTAATCGCGCAATCTTAGTTCGTGCAGACTTAAAGATGGAAGAGTTGGAGCCAAGTGAAACTGCTCCAGCAGGTCCTCCTACCAACAATCAATATTGGGTAGAAAGCGATGTAACATCATGGGGTATTTTTGAATACTCTGGTACTGCTTGGATTTCTAAGGCAGTCACAGTATCCAACGGTGTTCCGGGTGTCAGCACTGGTAGTGTTGGTCAATACGCAGTTGATACTTCAAATGCACTATTTGAGTTTTACAAGAAGACAGGTGCATCAACTTGGACAAAGGTCACTTCAGGCGATTTATCTCAAACTGTCAATATTGCTCCACACTACAATGTTCCAACAGGTGCAGTGGCTGGCGATGTATGGTTCAAGACAACAAGTCCAAATGCAGGTTTCAACCTCAAGTTGAAAAAGTACAATGCAACAACCGAAAGTTGGACTGTGCAGGCTATTGGGCCAGGCAAAGTTGACATGTTGGTTGCCTATGAAGATAATGCAACAGCAACAACAGCATTTGGAACAGGACTAAACACCAACGATATCTATATTCAAACAGCAGATTCAAATGCCGCAGCCTTTACAATCAAGCGTTATACAGGTAGTGATTGGATTAGCCTAGAGCCTAGCGTTTCTGCTACTGCTCCAACTGGCGCAATCCCAGACGGTAAGCTATGGTACGATGCCGGCGACACAGTTGACATGTACATCAAAGATACTGTTAGCGGTGTTCCAACTTGGAAGCCAGTAACTGGTGTAACAGTTAACACCGAAGAGCCAGCTACACCAAGTCAAGGCGATATTTGGATTGATACCAATGACATGGACAACTATCCTGTTATTAAATTTTATGATGGTTCAGATTGGGTAACACGCGACAACGCAGATCAAACAACTGAAAACGGATGTCTATTCGTAGACCTAACTGCCACAGCAGGTGACACAAGCGGTGTTGCAGGTGGTGCTACACCAATGGACGATGAAACACCAAATCCTGCATACTATCCAGACGATATGCTGTTATGGAACCATGCAGTAAGCTCAGGCAATGTCAAGCGTTGGAATGCCACAGAAGAGTTTTGGCAAACAGAATCCGGTAACCTTGATTCTGGTCCACAAGCTGGTTCTCCTTACATGTTTGAAAAAGCTCAGCGTCGTGTAGTTGTCAAGCGTCTACAAGAAGCATTGGTCGACAACGAAGAACTTCGTGCAGAGACACTGACATTCAACATCATTGCCACACCTGGTTATGTTGAGTGCTTGGACGAAATGATTACATTGAATGTAGACCGCAAGGAAACTGCATTCGTAATTGCCGACACACCAATGAAGCTGTCAAACAGAATGAGTGATGTTGCAACATGGGCAGACGGCACCAATGCTGGTACCAACGGCGCAGACGGTTTAACAACTCGCAACGGTGGCGCCGCAATTTACTACCCAAGTTGCTTGTCCACAGACCTAAGCGGCAACGATGTTGCAGTTCCAGCCAGCCATGCAGTATTGCGAGGCATTGCCTACAACGACTTGGTCAGCTATCCATGGTTTGCACCAGCCGGTCTAACACGCGGTGCCCTAAGTGGTATTAGCAACCTAGGCTTGGTAACTTCAGAAAATGAGTTTATGCCAATTGCATTAAACCAAGGTCAGCGAGATACTCTGTACTTGAAGAAGATCAACCCACTGGTTAACTACCCAGGACAGGGCTTGTATATTTGGGGTCAAAAGACTCTATATCCAGCAGACTCTGCACTTGATCGTGTAAACGTTGGCCGACTACTGGCTTACTTGCGTGAAAGATTTGATGTCATTGCTCGTCCGTTCATCTTTGAACCAAACGACAAGCGCACAAGAGATCGCGTGGTATCAGTATTCAACGGCTTCATGGAAGATCTGTTTATTAAGAGAGCAGTATACGACTTCTTGGTAGTATGCGATGAATCAAACAACACACCAACTAGAATTGATAGAAACGAACTGTACATTGATGTGGCAATTGAGCCAGTTAAAGCCGCAGAATTCATCTACATTCCTGTTAGAGTTGTTAACACTGGCGCGATTGCCGGTGGTACACGCTAAATAGCACTGAGGAGAATTCAAAATGGCAGTCAATTTAGATAAATTTAATGTACCCGGTGGAGCCGACGGTGTTTTGGTGCAACCAAAACTATCCTATCGATTTAGGGTCACACTGACCAGCTTTGGTAATACAGCTGACACCCAGCAGCTAACAAGCCAAGTTGTAAGCGTCAGCAGACCAAGTCTTACACATGATGATGTGGTAGTTGATGTTTATAACTCAAGAGTCTTCCTTGCAGGTAAGCACACTTGGGATCCAATCACGCTCACAGTTCGTGATGATGTAACAGGTGGCGTTGTTAAGGCTATTGCAAGTCAAATTCAAAAGCAAGTTGATCACGCTGATCAAGCCAGTACCAGATCTGGTAGTGGTTACAAGTTTGAAATGAAGATTGAAAACCTTGACGGTGGTAACGAAGCGGTCGAGGTGCTAGATCAATGGCACTTGGGCGGATGCTACATTCAAAACGTAAACTACGGTGAAAACAACTATGCAACCAGCGATCCGTTACAGATTACAATTGCAATCAAGTATGATAACGCAAATCATTTCCTAGGTGAAGCCAGCGAAGAATTACTAAGTGGTGGTGTAATCGTAAGAAGCGACCCAGCATCGTTAAGCGGGGTATAACTGACGCTTTAATTTAAAGTGATAAGTAAGAGTAAGCAGAACAGCTTGCCCTTACACTAAATGAAAAGGGCGAGAAATCGCCCTTTTCAATTGGAGCAACAGAATACATGACCTACAGTAATATAGCAACCAAAAAAGTATTATCAGGCATTCAGTCCCACGGTGATGGCATTGGATTAGGTGACGATTTTCCTTACTTAAAGTATGCATGGGAATTGTATGTTCGAGATACCGACGGCAAAGGAAACATGTTAATTACTTTGCCACCGCTGATTGCAAAGACTGTAGAACTTCCTCGCTGGAGCACTGATACTCAAATAGTAAATGTGTACAATCATAAAACAATTGTTCAGACCAAATTTAATTGGGAACCAATTACTATCAGTTTTTATGACCAAATCAACAAGTCAGCCGAATGCCTGATCTGGCACTTTGTAAAGGCACAATTTGATGCTCCTGACGGCAGCAAAGCACCCCGGCACAAAGATCTAGATCTTGAAATACGCATGAAAAATCTCAGCGGGCGCGGTGCTCAAGACAAAGTGTACAAGTTAAAGAAAGCCTACATTGTTGATGCTCAACATGACACCTTGGATTATTCTACCAGTGATGTTGTTCTGTGGACAGTGACTATTAGATATGAAGAATTAGAATTTGAAGACTGTGACTTTAAAGGTCCAGCACCTGTGGCCAACACCGGAGTAGCCAAACAACCAAGACCAGCACCACAGCGCAGGGAAGATCGTAGAACAACCAATTCAACTTTTACTCCACAGAATCAGCGAAGAACACCACCAGACGCTAGGGTTGAGGCCGGTGGCCTAGAAACAGCCGGTGGTGCCGCCATTGGTAATCCAACATTGTTGCGGCAGGGCGAAAGAATTCGCAGAAATAGAGAAGAACAACAACGATTGGCTCGCGAGCGTGAAGCACAAAATCCACCAGGACCAAGCTTGGGAGAAAGACTTAGAAATTTCTTTACCTGGCCATCTCGCAATCAAACTGGTGCGCCAGCTTCTGGGTCTTCAATGGAGGCAGAAGGATTCACTGGAATATCGTCAAGCGTTCCACCAGGAGCAACAAGTAATCCTAGTACTGGGCCAAATGCTCCAGCAACAACAAATCAACAACCACAGAGACCATTGACTTCTGCACAACGAACACTTATTGAAAACGAACGCGAATCCATGCGTAATGCAAACTTTAATCCAGCATGGAAAGAAGCTTATCTAAGAAACCTTGAACAAAATCCTCCAGTGACCGGCAGCGCACAATCTGCTCTTGCGGCCCGGCTCCATGCTGAAGCCCGTGCATCTGCAGAACATCCTAGATATCCAAGCCAGGTACGAGTAACAAGACCCGACGGAACAACTGTCACTACTACTCGAGAACCTGCACCTACTCCTGTTCGCAACGGCAGCGAGATTCAGCGCACTCGACCCAATGATGTTCGAGGAAACGAAGCTGTTGAAAGACAGCAAAGACTAGAACAACAAAATAGGAACAGATCAACCTCGTCTACACCACCAGGTGGTTGATAAGGAAATATCATATGACAACATACAAAACTATATCTCAAATTGAATTTGACAAATCAACTCAAAGAATTACTTCACTGGGGTTGAGTCGAGCCTCTGCTGAAAACATAGTCTTATCGTTTTGGAAAATTGCTCAGGATTTAGACTTGGATTTTAAAAAATTTTTAGATGCCAGTATTGTCAATGGCCAATTGGATGTTGACCAACGAGTACTTGACTACATCAACAAAACTTTACCATCAACAATTCGCTATAGGAAAGATGCACTTAACAAAGCATCTACGCTGGTATTGCGTGAACTATAATGGCAAACAATTATTCTCAGGGATTTTATACGCTAATACATCCTGAAAAATATGTAGGGGCAGGGACTCCTAAATATCGCAGTGGTTGGGAGTTGACCTTCATGCGATTCTGCGACAACCATCCCGGCGTAGTGTCGTGGGCAAGCGAAAATGTAAGAATACCTTACAAGAATCCATTCACTGGCAAGGACACATTCTATGTGCCAGACTTTTTTGTAGTTTATCAAAATCAACGAGGACGACAAGCAGAGTTGATTGAAATCAAGCCCAAAGGGCAAACAGTCATGGAACACGCACGAAGCCAGCGGGACAAAGCCGCAGTAGCACTCAACATGGTAAAATGGCAAGCCGCACAAATTTGGTGCAAGCGCATGGGTGCTAGATTTAGAGTATTAACCGAAGAAGATATCTACAATAATACTAATCCCACCAAGAAGCAACGCAAATAGTCATAAGTAGTTCATGACTAAAAAATTAGAAGAGGTATTTGGTTTTCCATCTATTGAGGAGACTAGCCTCGAACTGAACACTCAAAAAGAGCCGCAGATTCCAGACGAAATTCAACAAGAACTAGATACTGCTGTTGCCACCATTGACATGGCCAATCGTGTTGATCTTGCATTGCCTACAGTTACAGACATGTCCAGTGCTGAACGAGAACTGGACAGCTTGGCTAACAAAGCACAAGAACAAAGCGAACGCTTAATGGATTTGGGATTCAATGTTGATGATAGAAATGCTGGTAAAATCTTTGAAGTAGCCGCACAACTGCTAAAAACTGCTGTTGATGCAAAAACAGCCAAGCTTGACAAAAAGCTCAGAATGGTCGAATTGCAATTGCGTAAAGCAAAGCTAGACAGTGATAAAAAAGAAGAATCCAGCAATGTGCTAGACGCAACAGATACAGGCGTAGTTGGCAATCGCAATGACATTGTAAAAGCCATCCTAAAGAGTGTGGGTAATAATAAATAGTCACATGAGAGGATTTAATTATGCCCAGTTTATTAGAATATATTAATCAACTACAGCGAGAACATCGTTATCGTGTAAAGATGATATTCTCGCCTTCTGAAAAGCAACTTGAAGTATTAGAGCGTCACATGAAAAAATATGATGCCCTTGAAGTTAGCCGCCCAGAAAAGCTCATGTTACAAGCAAAGCCAATGGATTTCCCGCAGTACGCCGGGCATGAAGTTGTCATTGTTGATGTAATAACTCGTTTACCAGTTAGCCACCCTACCCTTGAAGCAGAGTTGCGCGGCTTGCTTTTTGTTCCAGAAGGAACACTACGAGTTATTGGACGCGATGAGCCAAGCGAAAAAGAACCCGCTGAGAAAAACACAGCACCAATCACAGGCACAGATTATACAGAAGCCGAAGCAAACCCTGTGAAGGCAGATGATGCCGCAGGCGACAGGTATAATCAAACCTTGTTGAAAGATCTCAACAAAGCCCGTGCAGAAACAAAGGCAAACATTGTTAAGACAGATGCTAAGTCTGATGCCAAAGACAGTGGACCAGACTTTGAAGCAAAGCAAGGTACAAGTCCTTTGAGCGGTGCTAATAGAAACCCTAAAATGCCAAAAGGAGATAAGAAATGAGCGATCCAAGAGATGACCGTGACGGCGTTGAACTGCATGGCAGTTTCAATGTCAAGCAATTTGCCGAAATGTTAGGCTTGGATCCCAGTGATACAACCCGTTTGGCTAATTTTATTCGCAAACATAAGTCAGGACAGCGTCCTAGTTATCAAGAAGTAGGAGCCGCTGCCAAGGCCTTCATTGGTCTGGTAGATGCACCTCAAGATATCACTAACAGAGCAGCCGTTATGTTGAGAAGAGTTGATGCTGAAAAGTATCACCAGAAACAACAAGAATCAGTAGCGGAAGGCATTCGAATGGCCAAAGAAGGCATAGAAGAATGTTGGAATGACATGGAGGGTCAGGCAATGACACAAGACAACGCAGGCGAGCAAATGTCAGTAACAATTTCTATGCCAGGAAAGAATATTAGTGTTACTACAGACAGCGCCAATGAAATTGGAAGTATCCTACGCCTAGCAGGCATTAATGTAGGCGGTGTAGCATCAGGAGATGTTGACGGCGATGGCGACCACGATGTGGCCGACCACAACGCAGAAGCACCAACAGGTGAACCAGCTGTGCTATATGTTGGCGCAGGTGATTCGCAACCAGAAATGCCAAGTGCAGCAGCCATGGGCGATGTTGACGGTGACGGTGACCATGACATGGCTGACCACGAAGCAGAAAAATCCGATGACGAGCCAAAAGAAGCAGCCAAGCCAGACTTTAGAGATGTTGACAACGACGGCAATGAAAAAGAGTCTTGGGAAGATGCAGAAGAAGACAAGGACAAAGCCAAGAACGAATCTATTCGTATTCTAGCTCTTGCCGGTCTCGACGAAAGCAAGTTAATGAACAGTCCAGCTGGCACATCCATGGATGAGCCTAAGGTGTTTGACAATTTGCCTAGCGAAAAGGGCACAGGTGCTGGTAAGCCAGATTACGGTACACGCCAGAGTAATATGGGCGGTGAAAACCCAATGGCTTTGCACAGCCTAGACATGGAAGAATCATTCCAGCAGGCTATGGGTGAATACAGAAAGTTTGTTGCTGAAAACATTAGCAAGAAAAAATAAGCAAGGAGGCTATCCTTGGCCTTAGAAAATGTTTTTGTAAAGTCGCCTTTCAAAGTAGAAAAGTTCACGGACGACAACGTCCGTGAACTTGCCTTGTGCGCTCAGGATCCTGTATACTTCATCGACAGCTATTGTTGGGTTCAGCATCCTATTCGAGGCAAGGTCAAGTTTGCACTCTACGACTACCAAAAAGAACTAATAAATTGCTATCACGAAAATCGTTACAGCATTAACATGCTGGGACGACAGATGGGCAAGACTGCTTGTGCGGCTGCTTATCTAGTGTGGTATGCTATGTTTATACCAGACAGTACTATTCTCATTGCCGCACACAAGTTTGCTGGTGCTCAAGAAATCATGCAACGAGTTCGTTACACCTATGAAACATTGCCACATTGGTTGAAGGCTGGTGCTACCAGTTACAACAAAGGCAGCATTGATTTTGACAATGGCTCGCGCATTGTGTCAACTACCACAACAGAAACAACTGCTCGTGGTATGAGTCTTTCATTGATCTACTTAGACGAGTTTGCATTCGTCAAGCCTCGTATTGCCAGTGAATTCTGGGCTTCAATTTCACCTACTCTGTCAACGGGTGGTAAGTGTATTATTACAAGCACACCAAGTCAAGACGATGATCAGTTTGCCAGAATCTGGAAGGATGCAAACAAGAATGTTGATGACTACGGAAACAAAACCAAACTTGGTCGTAACGGCTTTGCACACATTAAGTTTATATGGAGTGCCCATCCAGAACGAGATGAAACCTGGGCACAGGTAGAGAGAAGCAAGATCGGTGAAGAAAGATTCCTGCGCGAGCATGAATGTGAATTCATCATTGCTGATGAAACACTGGTCAATTCCATGAAGCTGATTACAATGGAAAGCCGAGATCCCAGTAGCAAGCTTGGCCAAGTTCGTGTTTTTAAATATCCACAGCCTCAGGGCGCCTATGCCATAGGTTGGGATCCAAGTCTGGGTACTGGCGGAGATCCTGCGGCTATTCAAGTTTTCAAGTTACCTGAGCTAGAGCAAGTTGCTGAGTGGCAGCACAATAAAACAGATGTACAGGGTCAGCTTAAAACTTTGGTTGAGATTTTAAAATGGCTTAAATCTGAAACTCGAGATACTGCCGAACTATACTGGAGTGTGGAAAACAACACCATTGGTGAAGCCGCACTTATCAGCATACGCGAATACGGTGAGCAGAATATTCCTGGCACATTTGTCCAAGAAATTCGCAAAGTCGGGCAGAGTCGCGGAAGAAGAGGATTTAGCACAACACACAAGGCCAAAATCACAGCCTGTATGCGTTTAAAGAACTATGTGGAAAGCGATAAGATGACCATATACAGTCATAACTTACTGCGCGAACTTAAAAATTTCATCGCTCGTGGTGCCAGTTTTGCTGCCAAAGAAGGCGAAACTGATGATCTAGTAATGGCAACTATTCTAATGCTACGCATAGTAGAAGTAGTAATGACTTGGGATGCTAATACCTATGATAGATTGGTAAATGCCGGGTCAGAGGAAGTGTTAAAGCCCATGCCAATAGGCTTCTTGTAACTAAATACACACATGTCAACAATTAACGATATTTCCAAAGAAATTGCTGCCGCAGTTGCAGGAGTTAGCCACGATGCTAATTTCAAAGACACCGACGGCAACGACACGCTACAGCAAGAAGAAGCAACTTATTTGTACTTGCCAAAATATGGCATGATGATATTTGTCAACCACGATCACACCGATGTTGAAATTTGGTATGATCCTGTAAAAACAGATGATGAATGGCTTGCAAGCAATTTCAAGCCAATGATAGAAGCAATTGCTCGTCGTTATCTCTACGGTACCAGTGTCCGTAGCTATGAGGGTGAAATCAAGCCCAAACAGCTAAGCCATAGAACCGAAGTCACAGAAAGTCGCAACAGCTTAAAGATCAGCTATCATCCACTGGGCGATACACAGATTAGATTAGCCCATACCAAGTCAATCACTGAAGAAAAACCTGGTGCTCGCAGCCGCAATATCAAAGCAGTATTCATTGAAAAAGATGGCGAGCGTTTCCGTTTCCCATACAATCATTTGTTGGGTGCCAGAGTAATGGGCTTGCATGTAGAAAACGGTGGTCGGCCATGGGACAATCTTGGTGAGAAAATTTTAGAAATCAGTAGACGACGCAGAGAAATCATGGAACTACTGCGCTGGTCAAAGAAACTAGAAGAAACAGATCACATCACCGAAATTAAAAAGCGCGGCAAAGATGAAGTCTTTATGATCCGTCGCATGATGGAACGAGCAGCTCGCACCGGTGACCTTAATGAGATCTGTGACTATCAATTGCCTCCCAAAGACAAGATGCTTGACCAAACAATGGTCAGCGAAGCAGTCACTGACCTTGATAGCGCATTAGATAAAATTTTAGGTTAAAACAAAAAGCCCCTTAAAGGGGCTTTTTTATTATTACATACCTGCTTTTTATGGTTAAACGGTAAAATTGGCTATTGCTTTATGCCTGAGATGATAAGTATAATACAACACATGCAAAGAAAGACTAAGCATGTGTTGTTTGGCTCACTAGAGACTAAAAACACTAACATTGGCTAATATAAAGGAAAATTATCATGGCTTCATTAGCAGAAATCCGCGCTCGCCTTGCCGAGCAGGCAGCAAAATCCGGTGGTTCTAACACCGGTACCGGTGACAACGCAATCTTCGCACACTGGAACATCCCCGAAGGTACTTCAGCTTCAATTCGTTTCCTCCCTGACGGCGACGACTCTAATACATTTTTCTGGCGTGAGCGTCAGATGATGCGTTTTGAGTTTGCTGGCGTAAAGGGCGGCGATGAAAACAAGAAGGTTGTGGTACAAGTTCCTTGCGTTGAAATGTGGGGAGAAACTTGTCCAGTACATGCTCAAATCCGTCCTTGGTTCAAGGATCCTAATATGGAATCACTGGGACGCAAGTATTGGAAGAAGCGTAGTTATGTGTTCCAGGGCTTTGTTGTAAACAGCCCCATTGAGGAACAGAACACACCAGAGAATCCTATTCGTAGGTTTATTATCTCTCCTCAGATCTTTACCATCATCAAGCAGGCTCTTATGGATCCTGAGATGGAAGAACTGCCAACTGACTATCAGCGTGGTACTGACTTCCGTCTTAACAAGACTCAAAAGGGTGGCTATGCCGACTACAGCACCAGTTCATGGGCTCGCAAGGAGCGTGGTCTAAACGAAACTGAATTGCAGGCAATTGCAACTCACGGTCTGTTTAACCTCAACGACTTCATGCCCAAGCGTCCGGGTGTAGACGAAGTTCGTGCCATCGTAGAAATGTTTGAAGCATCGGTAGATGGTCAGTTGTATGATCCAAATCGTTGGAGCAAGTTCTATCGCCCAACCGGCGTACAGTTGGGAGGATCAAGTGCATCATCTAAGTCAGATGTCGAAGCAGATGAAGATACACCTGCACCAGTGGCTAGCAAGCCTGCTCTGCTTACAGCACTTGCTGCCAAGCCTGCGGCACCGGCTACTACAGCGGCAGCACCTGCCGAAGGTGGCGCCAAGCCCAGCGTTGATGACATTCTTAAAATGATTCGTAGTCGTCAGACCTAATTGACACTACGCAGAGAGGGCGGAAGAACTGCCCTCTCCCATCATTTTAAAAAAAGGAATGTATCATGGTTCAAAAAGCATTTGATGTAAGTAAATTTAGAAAGAGCCTAACCAAGGCTGTGCCTGGAATGAGTTCGGGCTTTAACGATCCAAGAGATTGGATCAGCACAGGTAATCACACGCTCAACTATCTAATGACCGGTGATTTCAATCGCGGTATCCCACTAGGCAAGGTCACTATGTTTGCCGGTGAATCTGGTGCAGGCAAGAGTTACATTTGTTCGGGTAACCTTGTAAAGAACGCACAGGCACAGGGCATTCTTCCTGTGATCCTTGACAGCGAAAACGCACTCGACGAAGATTGGTTGCGAGCACTAGGCATTGATACTTCACCTGACAAGTTGATGCGTTTTGGTGTCAGCATGATTGATGAAGTGGCCAAGTTTATCTCTGAGTTCATGAAGGAATACAAGGACGCTTACGGTGACCTTCCCTACGAAGAGCAGCAAAAGGTTCTGTTCGTCATTGACTCTGTGGGTATGTTGCTGACTCCCACAGACATTAATCAGTTTGAAGCCGGTGACATGAAAGGTGACATGGGTCGTAAGGCCAAGGCATTGACAGCTCTTATCAAGAATACTGTTAACCGCATTGCTCCGCACCCAGTGGGACTAGTGGTCACTAACCATACCTATGCCAGTCAGGACATGTTTGATCCTGATGACAAGATCACTGGTGGTCAGGGCTTTATCTATGCGTCAAGTATGGTTGTTGCCATGCGTAAACTCAAGTTAAAGACCGACGCTGATGGCAACAAGACTTCGACCGTGAACGGTATTCGTGCCGCTTGTAAGATTATGAAAACACGCTATTCAAAGCCCTTTGAAAGTGTGCAGGTTGAAATTCCTTACTCCACAGGTATGGATCCCTACAGCGGTCTTGTTGACTTGTTTGAAGCTCGCGGCTGGTTGAAAAAGGAAGGCAACAAGCTGACCTATACCACACTGGATGGTGAGCTGATCAAGGAATTCCGCAAGGGTTACACCGACGAAATCCTTGATGCGATCATGAAGGATGTGATTGCTCGCGGAACTGACATGGCTTATCAAGGTGCTATTTCACCCAACGGTGAAGCAGATGCCGCTCCAATCGAGGAATAAACACCATGTCCAATGACCATGAATCATGGTTAAAGGAACAAGGCGTAAGGGTAGTAGGAAAACAACCCTTACGCCGTTATGTGTTGGATCGTATGCCAGTTAACTATACTGCCAGCGATATGCTGACAGTTATGAATGCCATTGGTGATTGCGTTTATCACCTAGAAGTTCCATCAGCAATAGTAAACAGATGGGTCGGCACTGACAAAAGATGGATGCACTTGTTGGAAACAGCCGAAAGAAATAATACCTCTCCGGTTCACTTGTACATAAAAAACATTGAACGACATCGTGAGTTATTGGCTGAAAATCCTATGTATCGCGAAGCCTGGCTTGAATTTCAATCCATAAGGGCCTTGCTTGGCGAAGATTCCTATTGGCCTTAATCAAGATTTTTGTTATACTAGACTATGTTCACAAAACTCATGCAAAAAATTGGACGCCATCGAGTCATTCTTGACAGGCAATCCAACGAGCCATACCTCGAACGATATTATCTTTTTCTCAAGGATAGAAAATGGTTTCCGTTCAATGTATTTTTGCATAAGTTTCTCAAAAGTGATCCAGATGATGTGCATGACCATCCGTGGCCATATGCCACACTAATTCTTCGTGGTGGATACTACGAGTGGACACCAGAGTTTGACAGTGCAGGCAAAAAGATTGGCGAGATTAGGCACTGGAGAGGGCTAGGACATTTTCGCACCTGCGGTGCCGAAAGCTATCATAGGATTGAATTAGATCCAACTATCGAGTGCTGGACATTGTTCATACCAGGTCCGCAGAGACGCGAGTGGGGATTTTTAGTGTCCGGCACCGGGCAAGATCGATGGATACACAATGAGGTGTATCTAGCAAAAAGGCTAGACACTAGGACTTGAATTACTAAGTATCCAGTACTAATTTGTACGCCAACTATGGAGAGATAAGAATGCAAGATATGGGTGAAATGATAGTGCAAATGTGGCTATCTCTAAAACCGTACATTGACAAAAAGGAAAGACCAGACGCGGCCTTGGCCTTCTTACGAAGTTGCGAGGATTTTGTTGATCTAGAAGCAGTCAAAGAAGAAGCAACCGATGCCGACAGCGCATTGCTGGCCGCCTTTGCCGAGTTAGTGGGCGAAGATCCCGATGAAGAAGACCACGATTACAACGAGGTATACTAATGAGCCAATGGTATAGGAAGGTTGCACAAGACATCAGCAACCTTCCTGACTGCATTGCCTATTTTGAAAACCAACTTATTGATGCTCGTGCCGAGCTCAAGATGATTGGTAGTTTAGAACGGGCAAGCAGAGAAATGCCTGGAATCGTTGAATATCGTTTTAATCAGTTGCAAGAAATAGAAGCCATACTAGAACACTTAAACATAGAACTACGCAAACTTCGTAGTGCTAAATTTCGCCAATTTACAGAACATTATAATCGTACACTCAGCAGTCGCGACGCAGAAAAGTATGTGGATGGTGAACCCGAAGTGGCTGACATGGACAGTATTGTCAATGAGTTTGCTTTGGTCCGCAACAAGTTCATTGGGCTTACCAAGGCCATTGACAGCAAACAGTTTCAAATCAACAATGTAACCAAGCTTAGGGTTGCTGGGCTAGAGGATGTAGAACTGCGATAATTAGCAAGTGCTAATTATTGGGCCTAAAAGTGTGGCTTTTTTGCAACACTTTTGGGCTTTTTCTGGCTAAAAACCCATAAAAAAGTGCTTTAAAATCAATGACTTACAGCACCCCTAAAAACTGGCAAAAACGGTTGACTTTGGGGCTTAGATACAGCATAATAAGAACATGATGCAAAACAAGACCCAAAAACAGCAAGTGTTGCATAAGTGCAACACCGCTAAAAACTGTCAAAAAAAAGGTTGACCTTTGGGCTCTGTAAGCGCATAATAGATACTGTTTTAAACATTCCACGCAAAGGAAAAACATGTCAGCTTATATTACTATCCGCAACGGTTCCTACCGTAACTTTAACATCCGCAATCAAACATTCCAGCTCGTTGCCGACTACAAGGAAGGCACCAAGGGCGGTTATGTCACTGTTATTGCCGATGAAACGATGGGCGAGTTCGCAGGCCGCGAAGTTCGCGTCAAAGTTGATACCATGCGCGATGTTGTGCCCGCCAGCGCCGCGGATTGCGCTACCAACAGCATCAACGGTAATTATAATGCACCTAAGCGAAAGGAACCCAAGCCAGTGGAAACTGACGAGCAGGCCATTGAACGCATTCGTGAGCGTTTTGACATCCTTGAGGAAATGACCGAGGGTGCTGTGGACGGCTCTGTTCGTGCTATGATTGTTGTTGGCCCTCCGGGTGTGGGCAAGAGCTTTGGTGTTGAGAAGGTCCTGGACAAGGCTTCCATGTTCGACAAGATTGGCGGCAAGCGTCCTCGTTACGAAGTGGTCAAAGGTGCCATGAGCGCCATTGGCTTGTACTGCAAGCTTTTCAACTACAGCGATGCTGGCAATGTCTTGGTGTTTGACGACTGTGACAGTGTTCTGCTCGACGACTTGAGCTTGAACATTCTCAAAGCCGCCCTGGACAGTTCCAAGAAGCGCACCATCTGCTGGAACACTGACAGCCGCATGTTGCGCTCAGAAGGTGTGCCAGATCGCTTTGAGTTTAAGGGCTCAGCAATCTTTATCACCAACATCAAGTTTGAGCATGTCAAGAGTGCCAAGCTCAAGGATCACTTGGGTGCGCTGGAAAGCCGTTGCCACTATCTGGACCTTACGCTGGACACCACTCGCGACAAGATG